TATCGACTATTATGCCGTATCTGGCGCAAGCATTGAAGACATTGCAAACGTGGTCACAAACAAGCCTTACCACTACGGCAAGCATTACCTGCCGCACGATGCACGGGCTAAGACTCTTGCTGCTCAAGGCAAATCTGTTATTGAGCAGTTGGCTGAATTTCTTGGGTTAGCCAATATTGCTGTTGTGCCTGACCTTGGCGTTCAGGACGGCATTCAGGCTGTTCGCATGACGCTGCCCAAATGCTGGTTTGACGAACTCAAGTGTTCGGAAGGCATTGAGGCGTTGCGCCAGTACGAGCGAGAGTTTGACGAAGACAAGAAGGCATTTCGCGCGGCACCCAAGCATAACTGGTGTTCGCATCCGGCAGACGCATTTCGTATGCTGGCTGTGGCATGGCGGGGCGAGACGCCTACGAAGATTCTTGCGAGTGAGCGCCCATTGATTGTGGGCAAAGAAAACACGGCAACGCTTAACGATATGTGGGCGTCTGCCAAACCAAAGAGAAGGGCTAGACTATGAGTGGTGTTAGCAATCCGTATGAGTATCAGTATGAACACGTTGCCGCGTCACAGACGGCGCAGGTTCTTGGCGGGACGGGAGCGGTGGGCGACTATCTGCATCGTTTGATCTGCACGGTTAGCACGGCGGCGACAAGCGTTGTAACGATCTTGGACGGTTCGGCTTCGCATACAGTCTTGCCGAATGCTGTTGGCGGGGGCATTGGCGTTTACAACATTGAAGTAAATGCGGCGTCCAAAAACGGCGCATGGAAAGTCACGACTGGCGCTGGCGTTGAAGTTCTGGCCGTGGGTATTTTCAGTGCGTAAGGCTGGATTGTACGCCAACATTTTGGCAAAGCAGGAACGGATCAAAGCCGGGTCTGGCGAGAAGATGCGTAAGCCGGGTGATCCTGGTGCGCCGACTGCCAAGGCGTTTGTGGAATCTGCCAAGACTGCCAAGGACGCAAAGAAAGACAAGAAATGACCGCAGCATGGACGCGCAAGGAAGGCAAGAATGCCAAAGGCGGTTTAAACGCCAAGGGCCGCGCGTCCTACAAGGCTGAGACGGGCGGGACGTTGAAGCCGCCTGTCAAGTCTGGCGACAATCCGCGCCGTGCGTCATTTCTGGCCCGCATGGGCAATATGCCCGGTCCTATGGAAAAGAATGGCAAGCCTACCCGCTTGGCGCTGGCATTACGGGCTTGGGGTGCGTCCAGCAAGGCAGACGCAAAATCCAAGGCCGCCGCTATATCTAGTAGAAACAAATAAGGAAAACACCATGGCTATCGACCCACAGAAAATGGCTGGCATTATGCAGCGTATGCAGTTGGCGCAGGGCGGTGACGCTTCTCCCGCCGGTCCTCCGGGCGGTGGTATGATGGCTCCGCAGGGCGCTCCTCCGGGTGCGGCCCCAGGCGGCGGCGTTGTGAACTCAAAGATTTCCGGCACCGTTATGATGGCCCCGGCTGAAGGCCAGCAAGGTGGCCCGCCCGCCCCCGTGCAGATCGACGGCACGGTCAGGATGAGCAAAAGCAATGCTGGTGGCCCGCCCAACATGGTGCGGATTGAAGGCGATGTAATGATTGCCAAGCCGGGCGGTCAGGATGCTGGCATGGCACCGGCTGGTCCCGCCCCCATGATGCCGCCCGGTGGTATGCAGCCGCGTTAAGGAATTAGTCCATGGCCGATACACGCAAAGACGTTCTTGAACAGCAATTTAAAGACCCGGCGCTTTCTTTGTCGCCGGAAGAACTTAATGCGCTTAATTACCATCGCGGCAATCTTGCCCCCGGTAAGTATCTGCCACAAGAAAACGGCGGCATTACTACTTTTTATGGTGCGCGTATGAGCGTTCCAGAAGGCGTAATGTATTATCCAACGTATTGGGAAGGCAAAATTCTTCCTCCCCAAGATGCTTTAGAAAAAGCTAGGGGATCAGGAATTAAATTCCCGGTTTACAAAAACGACAAAGAAGCTGCCAAACGGGAATCTGTTATTCACGGTATTATGAATAGCGACACGGCAGCCTTTAAAAACAAAATGAGTAAGGACTAAGCCATGGCATTGGAAAAAGTCGATTCGACTGTCCAGAGACTTCTTAGCAATATTCATACTTACAACAATGAATATAAGAAGTGGGAAGCGCGTACTACGAAGATCATTCGCCGTTACCGCGATGACCAAGGTACTAGCTCCGGCATGAACGAAGCCGCGCGGTTTAACATCCTGTGGTCCAACGTCAGCACGTTAGTTCCGGCTGTGTATGCCAAGCTGCCCAAGGCCGATGTTTCACGGCGGTTCGGCGATAACGATCCCGTGGGCCGCGTTGCGTCTTTGCTGATCGAACGCGCCCTTGATTACGAAATTGAGCATTACCCTGATTTCCGTTCGTCTATGCGTCATGCTGTAGAAGATCGTTTTCTTGGCGGGCGCGGCGTGTCGTGGGTGCGCTATGACCCGCATATCAAGCAGCAGGACGTTCCCGAAGATGGCTACCAAATCACCGAAGACATTGAAGAAGGCGAGTCCAGCGGCGCGGAAGGCGACATCCTCAACCAAACAGCCGGAAACGATGGTCCCCCTGAAGAGATTGATTATGAGTGCGCCCCCACCGATTACGTTCATTGGAAGGATTTCGGCCATTCTTGCGCTCGTACTTGGGAGGAAGTAACCCAAGTCTGGCGCTGGGTGTATATGTCCAAGGACGCTGTGGCGGAACGCTTTGGCAAGAAGGTTGCCAAGAAGATTTCGTTTAACAGCAGCCCAGACAGCCTGACGAAGTACGGCCAATCGTCTAAGAACAACGACAAGGCCAAGATTTGCGAACTGTGGGACAAGGAAACCGCCAAGGTTTACTGGCTCATGGATGACTATGTTGAACTGCTGGACGAGCGCGAAGACCCGCTAGACTTGGAAGGATTCTTCCCCTGCCCCAAGCCGCTATACGCGACCACGACCAGCGATAGCCTCATCCCAGTGCCTGACTTCATCCTGTATCAGGATCAGGCCAACGAACTCGATATCCTGACTGACCGCATTGACGGCCTAGTCAAATCCCTGCGCGTCCGTGGTGTGTATGATGCTTCGCAGCCAGCACTACAGCGTTTGTTGACAGAAGGTGACAACAATACGTTGATCCCCGTCGATAAATGGATGGCCTTCAGCGAGAAGGGTGGCCTGAAGGGTTCTATCGACCTTCTGCCCATCGAGACGTTGGCCTCCGCGCTCATTAACTGTTACCAGGCACAGGCCAACATCAAAGGGCAGATTTATGAAATCACGGGTATTTCAGACATTCTGCGCGGTGCTGGCGCGGCTTCTGAATCGGCCACGGCCCAGCAGCTTAAAGGGCAATATGCAGGGCTGCGACTGCGAGCTATGCAGGAAAGCGTTGCTCTATTTGCCAGCGAATTACTGAGGCTAAAGGCGCAGATCATCTGCACCAAGTTCCAACCTGAAACTATCCTGCGTCTAGCTGCGGCTCAGCAAATGTCCCCTGCCGATCAGCAGATGATCCCCCAAGCCTTGCAACTGATGCAGGATAGTCCCCTTCGTTCGTTCCGTATTCAGGTCGCCGCTGACAGTCTTGTCCAGCTTGACGAGAACCAAAACAAGCAGGAGCGCATGGAGTTTATGAGCGCATTCAGCAATCTGATGCGCGAAATGGTCCCGGCAACCCAGCAGGTGCCTGAACTGACACCCATGCTGATGGAGATCGTAAAATATGCCGTTGGCGGGTTTAAACAGGCCCAAGTCATTGAAGGGTCAATTGACCTGGCTGCAAAGCAGCTTGAAAACAAAGCGGCCAAGGCTGCCCAAAGCCCGCCGCCTAACCCAGAAATGATTAAAGCCCAAGCGCTTCAGCAGTCCGCCCAGATGAAGGTTCAGGCTGATGTGCAAAGCCAACAGGCCCGCGCCCAGGCTGATATGCAGATTGAGCAGATGAAAATGCAGATGGAGGCGCAGCTTGAAACGCAGCGCCAGCAGCATGAAGCCCAGCTCAAGATGCAGGAACTGGCGGCCAAGGAGCAGTACGAACGCTGGAAGACGGAACTGGACGCGGCCACCAAGATCATGGTTGCTCGCATTGGTGCCAACCCCGGCATGGACATACCAATGATTGAGGCCCAACAGGCGGCGGCTGACACCATCACCAAGGAACTGGGCGATAACGTCCGCA